GGTGAGTGGATTTGGATGGAGAGCGGATCCATTGTGCCAGTTTACGTCTCGTATACTGCCTTTTATAAGGTGGAACGTCGAAACGTTGATGCTGACCATCAGGTGGTTTTGCTGGCGCCTACTCGGCGCTGGCATCAAATTCTACCTCTTGGCAATGCATATCTGGCGGACAGGATGATAGAAGGGCCTTCATTGGTTCGTCTTAATCCTGTTGTTGGTGGTTTCGTTCGCCTGCAAGTCAAAACTTCGGATGATTTGATCATATCAACTGCTCGTGTTGGCGACTTCTCTTGTTCGCGTGTGTCAAAACGCGTTGATGAGGAGGTTGCCATCAAGGCTAGTCTTGTAAAAGACAAACTTTCAGTTGCTATGGTCAAGTCGACGATGGCGAATAATTCCCATTCTGATGAGTTCGGAGCAGAGGTTATGACTGCCTACCATCGTGATGTGAAGAGACCGGGAGAATCTCTCGTTTTTGACACAAAACATGGTGTGCGATCGTACCAGTTCCTGCCGAAGTTGGCCGATTATGATCCAGATGCGCAAGCTTCTATGCGCGCCTTTATGCCTCCGTTGGTTGATGGCGGGTTTGCCCCCGACATGTGTAAATCCAATGATAAGAGGTCAGTGAAGAAACGTATAGAAGAAGTGCGAACGCAGACTGTGGTCACTCCTAAACTCGACAAAGCTATTAGGGCGTTTGTTGGCTTTATTGCTAATGAAGTTCTGGTACCTGTTGACGAAGATGAAGTTCTTGAGAGGCAGAATCGACCCACTCAGCGTGCTATCCTGGAGCGTGCGAACTATGAGAGTTTGCCCGGGGTGGCGGCGTCATTTATGAAGCGACAAGCCGAGACTAATGTTGGTGATCCGCGTATGATTACGCAGATTGATGGCAGTGATAAGAAAGCTTATTCACAACTGATTTACGCAGTTGCTGAAAAGCTTAAATCGCTGTCATGGTACATTAGTGGCATGAAGCCTCGCGAGGTGGCGGAGCGAGTGGCAAGTATTGCAAGTCTTCTCGAGGTTCTCTCGGAAACAGACTTTAGCCGTATGGATGGAAGGATCTCGGAAGTCGCGAGGCACCTGGAGACGGTGCTCATGCACGCTCTATTCTCTCCTCAACTCCACGCACGTATTGATAAGTTGATGCGTCGGCAGACCTGGTTGCGTTGTGCGACCAGGTTTGGCGTACGCTACAATTCTGAATTAGCTCGAGGCTCTGGTAGCCCCGAAACTTCGGCATTCAATACGATCCTTACAGCATTCGTCATCTTTTTGGCGTTTACACTGGATGGATACAATTTTGAGGAGGCTTGGAAGAAGCTCTGTAGCGGAGCAGCATGTTGTGGTGACGATGCTGTATCTGCCGGGCTTCGTGAGCACTTGGCTACGAAGGCAGCCAAAATGGTCGGACAAAAACTTTCTATCAACATTAGGAAGGTGGGAGATACTGTGTCATTTTTAGCCAGGCATTATGGGCCCGATGTATGGTTTGGTGACACGGATTCATGTTGTGATCTTAAACGACAGCTGAGTAAGTTCCACTTGGCGACGTATGTAGAACATGACAGTCAAGCCCGCCTTTTGAAATTGAGAGAGAAGTCCTTTGCATACTATCTTACCGACGAGCACACCCCAGTGCTCGGTCCCTTTGTCAAGAAAGTGCTTTCGCTGGCTCCTGTGCAACACGGTACTGGAGAAGGTTTGGAGTATAGAAATATCTTAAATATCTGGAATTCAGATATTGAGAAGAGTGACCAATACCCTAGCAAAGAATCAGGCTTAGGTTGGAAGCGTGAGTTGTGTGAGCAACAGCTGCCCGACCTCTGCATTGATATCTTTGAGTCTTGGGTCATGTCTTGCTCTTCTATAGAGATGTTGATGGATCCCCCTGCTCCTACTGTGATTGAGGCGAAGCACCCTGGAGGCGAAGAGGTCGTCGTAGTCGATGGAGACGTTTTACGTCCTTCAAAGACAGACGAAAAGAAGCGCACCCGCGGTAGACGTGGGGGCGCCGCGGTGAGACGGACGGAACGGGGCAAAACGCCTAGCGTTGACCGTACTGGTCGGCAACGCTCCGGAAAACCAACCACTAAGGATGGGGGCCAAAAGCCCAAGCCTAGTCGTGTTTAGAGACACGCAAACCCGCCCTTCCCGAGGCGAGATATAAATATCGTGACGGCTTGCCATTTTGGTGGAAGCTCAATA